CGCCGAATAGCTGGCCGGCGTGCCGCCCGTGCCGTCCACAAACAAATTGACGTTTGTCCCGTCGAGTGTGGCAGCGAGAATCACCGCCGTGCCGGATGCCGCAGCCGCGCCGCGCACCTGATAGCTGGATGATGCGTAAGCGGACGCCACCGCCGCATATCCCGACTGCCCCCACCATGCCGATATGCCCGGCATGTATCGGCCCGACACTGAGCGATCAGACGTGAGCAACAATTGCGCCCACGTCGTCGGCGTGCTCGTCGGCTTCAACACCATGAAAAGCGTGTAGCTGTTGGCCTTCGCGATGCTGAAGTTGTTGTTGCCGGCGGTCGATAAATACTGCGCAGCCGTGAATCGGATCGCCGTTTTGTTGCCGAACGCGCTCGCCTGCGTTGATGGGCGAAGGTTGCTGGTGCCCTGCGCCGCGTGCCGGCTGTTGCCGCTCTTGTCATTCCACTGACTGACCACGCCGCCGCTCTGCGTGATGCTCCCGCTATCGCTCGCGTCGAGCCATAGCTGGCATCCAGTGATGTCAGTCGGTGCAGAGATGGCCATGGATTAGCCCGCCGGCAGGGTGATGCTGAACGACGAGATCGCGATCACGCCACCCGCCACAAACACGTTTTCATCGAAGTTGACGTCGCCGCCGCTCGTCTTCGCAATGCTGAAGTCGAGCCGGCGATCCGTCGTGCCGGCGCTGCTGCCCGGCGATGTGTCACCCGTGCGATAGAAGCGGCCATAGCCGGCCGTGCCGCTGTTGTCGGCGCTGCTGTCGTTGGTGATCGCCGCGAAGCTGATCGCGCCGGCGCTCGCCGCGCTCGTCACCGCATCGCTGGCCAGCGTCAACGTGCCGAGCAGCGTGCCCGTGGCCGCGTCATTCGCGCTTGCCGGCTGGCTGCCCGTGTAGATGTTGATCCTGCCGGTGCTGTCAAACGCATCGGCCAGCCCACTGTCGAGGATCTTGTTTCTCAATCCGGTTGATATTCTGATTGCCATTGATTACCTCCACGCGCTCCTGAATTCCACACTGCCACTCACCGCCGCGCTGAAGGTGAGCGCATTCACACCCGGCACCAGCGACAGAAATTCAATCTGCGTCGCCGGCCGGCTGCTGTTGCCATACTGATTCACACTTGCCACGCGCACCGTCTGCGCGCCACAATCGATCACCAGCGCCGCCGCCGTCGCCGCGCCATAGGTGAAGCTCTGCCCGTTCGTCGTGTTGGTGATCACCACGCCGCCGGCGAGCGAGTTATTGAAGGTGAACACGAGCGACTTGATCACGTCGGCGTTGCCGGCGTTGGTGAGATTCACGCTCAGCGCGCTCGTCAGCGTCGCCGTGGTGAGCGAGGTGTCATACCAAAACGGCTCGCGCACAAACGTGCAGCTCACGCGCCGCAGGCCGGCCGGCATCTCGTGCTCGCCTTCGCTGCGCTCGTCGATCTTCAGCAGCTTCGCCGTGCACTGCCGGCTGCTGCCGCCGGCGTGCGTGCTGGCCACCAGCGTGCCGGCCTTGCCCAGCTTCGCCCGCAGCGCATCCAGCGCCGTGCGCGCGCCGCCGGTGAATAAGAACTCATAGCTCACTTCCACATCACTGTCGGGTGAAAGCGTGCCATACAGGTCATACGCCCCCGCCCTGCTGCCCGTGGCGCGCAACGTCGCCTGCTCAGCCTGGCCGGCGATGCCATAGCTCGCCATCGCCGTCGGCAGCGTCACCCCGTCAAATGTTGAGAGTCTCATGCCGGCATCACCATCAAGCCGGCGCGCCGCAATGCGCGCACCGTGCCATCCTCCACCGCCGCTGCATCAGCATTTCCGTGGAAATGCATCTCGATGCTCACCGTGTTCTGGCCGGCGAGCGCGCCCCCGCTCACCGATGGAACCTGCACCGCCGCCAGGTCGCTCACCACGCCCTGCAACTGCACCGCCGGCAGCTCGCCGGCGCGCTCGATGCCGATGGCCATGCCGGCCATCATGTTGCTGCCGATGTTTGCAAACACCTTCGAAGGCGAGGCCATGCCGAGCGACTTCTTGATCGCGTCAATTGCGCCATTCACAATCCCGCTCAGCGTGCTCAGGATCGTTTGCGGCGCTTGCGTGATGCCGTCGATGATGCCCTGGATGATGTTCTTGCCGATGTCGATCAGCGTCGTGCCCTGCTCGCCGATCCAGTCGATCGCGCCCTGAATCGCGCCGGTGATCGAGTCCTTCAGCGAATTCCACGCGATCTCGGCCTTGCCGGTGAGGTCCGTCCAGGCCGCCGCGATGATGCGCCCCACCTCGGCCAGCGTCGTGTCGATGTAATCCTTCGCCGCCTTCAGCACCGTCTCGACGGTGGTCTGAATCGTTTGCCACGCGCCAGACCAGTCGCCGTTGAGCGCCTGCATGAACGCCTTGATGATGCCGCCGATCAGCGTCACGGCCACGGTGATCACAAACTTGATCGTATTCCACGCGATGCGCAGCGCCGCCTCGATCTCGGTGCGGTGCGCTTCAATAAACGCGCCGATCTTCCCGAAGATCTCGGTGATCACCGCGCCGATGCTCTGCACCGTCTCTTGTATCCCGCCGAGGTTGTTTTGCCAGGCATACGCCAGCGCGGCCACCGCCGCCACCACGATCGCGATCACCGCGACCACCGGCCCGCCGATCACGCCGGCCACCGCTGCGAATGCGCCGCCGATCGCCGGCAGCACCGTCATCAACCCGCCGACGATCGTCAGCACCGGCCCCAGCGCCGCCGCAATCGCCAGCGCGATCGTCACGTTCTGCTGCATCGCCGGCGAGAGCGTGTTAAACGCCGTCATCAGCGTCGTCACAAACTGCGTCGCCTGCGTCACTATCGGCAGCAGGCTCGTGCCCAGCGCCGCCGTGGCGTTTGTAAATTCAGCGCTGGCGATGCGCTGTGAATTCGCCAGGCCGTCGCTCGTGCGGGCAAAATCGCCCTGAGCGGTGCCGGTCTGCGCCAGCATCAGCGAGTAGGCCGCCTGCGCCTTCGCTGCCGGGTCGAGCGCTTCTTTCGTCGTGCTGATCAAACCGAGGCGCAGCGCCTCATTCTTCAGGATCGTCTCGTTGATGTTGATGCCGAGCGACTTCAGCGGCTCGCTCTCGCCGGTGAGGCCGGCGCGCAGTTTCTCCAGCGCTTCGTCGGTGCTGATGTTGTTGAACGATGCGAGGTCGCCGGCCAGCGCCACGAGGCTCTTGCTCATGCCGGCGCTCTTGTCTTCGGTCAGCCCCATCGACACCAATAAATTGCCGTAGGTTGCCGCCGCGCCGAGCGCTGCATTCTGGCTCATGCCGAAGGCCTGCGCGCTCTGCTCCGACCACGCAATGACCGCATCGCCCTGCTTGCCAAACACCACGCCGGCCTTGCTCACCGTCTCGCTGAGGTCGCTCGCGCCATCCACGGCATTAGAAAATAAGCCCACAATCGGCGCAGTCACGCCCAGCGTCAGGCCGGCGCCGGCCGCCGCCACCTTCGGGCCCAGCTCGCTCATGCGCTGCGTGAAGCCCTTCGCGTCCTTCTCGGCATCGCCGATCGACTGCGTGAAGCCGGCCGTGTCGCCGACCAGTTTGACTACAAGGCTCGCAAGTGTGTCGCTCATGTGTTGCTCTTTACAAACTCAACCACCGCGCTCCACTCGGCGTCGTAGTTGCGCCGGCGCTTCGGCTTCAGCATGAAATCATCCGCCTTCAGCGCCTTCTTCTTCGGGTCGCGGTTGCTGTTTGCCACCGTCGCCGCGATGATGCCGGCGTGCAGGTTGTCACGCTCAGCGCCCCACGGCTCAATGCTGTAATACGCCATCCACTCCACCAGCTCGCCGGCGCCCATGCGCGCCATCAACTCGCCGACCGTCATGCCCAGCGCCAGCGCCAGCCTGAAAATAAACTTGCGCTCAGCGCTGGCGCTCAGCCTTTTACCGCGTCATCGACTGCGCCATCGTCCAGGCCGCTCAGCCGGCGCGCGGCCGCTGCGATCTTCTCGACGATCTCATTCGGCATCTGCGCGATCAACTCAATGTCGCCATCTTCAAACATGCGCGTGCCGCTCTCGCCGAGCGTGCAATACGCCACCAGCCACAGCCGCGCCTGCGCGACCTTACCGGCGTCGATCACCGGCTGCTTCGTGTCCGGGTTGATGACGAGCTGGCCGCGCGCATCGGTGGCCATCATCTTCAACTGATAGCCATCGCGCTCGCCGGCCGTCATCTCACGCACCGTCACGCACTCGCCGCCGGCGATCTCAACCACTTCGCGCTTCAGCCCATTCAGCGAAAGCGAGATCAGTTGCGATTTGTTCATCATGTGATCGTCACGTTGCCCGTTGGGCTGATGGTGATAGTGGCCTTGTGGCCATCTTCCATGTCGCTCTCTTCCGCGATGCTCGACACAAACGCCGAGCCGCTCGCCGTCAGCAGCGCGCCATGGCCGGCCAGCGCCTTATCCCACAGCACGGTGATGGTGAAGTCGCTCGCCGTGAATTTGCCGGTCGCGATGAATTCCTCCCAGCCGCCGGTGCTGTCATGCGCCGTCACCTCGGCCAGCACCTTCTCAATCTCCGGCCAGTCCACCTCCATGATCTTGGTGATCGACTGCGAGTTATAGGTGAGCGTCGTGCCCAGTCCGCCTTGTGTTGCCATCTTGCCTCCGTGAAATTCTCAATTCAGAATTCACAATTCAAAATTCTGATTACGTCACCGTCGGCGCGCCGTTGGCCTTGCAGGTGAACTGAATCTTGAAGCCATCCTCCAAATCCGATGAAGGCTTCATCTTGAACCAGTGCGTCGCGGCCGCGATGGTTTCACTCGCGCCGGCCTTCGCGATGCTGCCATTCGTCGTCGCGCTGGCCTTGAAGGCTGTCAGCACCGCCTGGTGCACCGCATTCGCAGAATCCCACAGCACCGTGAAGTCCCACTCGCCGAGCGAGCGCTTGCCGCTGTTGATCTGCTCCTTGTAGCCGCCGCTGCTGTCGTGCGCGGTCACCTCCGCCATCGTGCGGCTGCGCTCCGGCAGCGTGCCCTCCACCACCTTCGGGATCGTGGTGAGCACCGCCGTGATGCTGATCTTGTAGACGAGGCCAAAGCCTCCGTTCGTTGCCATGTTGCCTCCTAGCTGCGATAAAGAAACGTCACGTCGACCCGGCACACTGCCGCGTCCATCATCTCGTCGGTGTCATATTCCTCGCCGACGTTTGCATACTGCACATCGACCCCGCCGACGTTGCCGTTGCGCAGGCCGTTCAGGTCCGTGCGCAGCGCGGCCACCATCGCCTTCGCGCCGGCGTAAGTCTTCGACTGACACGTGAATTGCATCGTGCACCGGCGAAAATCCGCCGAGCCATCGTGCGCCAGCATCGCATCGCCGCCGCCCACGCGCTGATAGGCAATCGCATCGAGCGACACATCCTGCGGGATGATCAGCGGATAGATCCGCGTGCCCACCTTCGTGGCTGTCTGCCGGCCCGCGCCGACGAGATAAGCGTAGAGACCCTCTTCCAGCGTCGGCATTACTTCTTCTCCAACTGCGGCCGGATCACAGACCGCTCAATCGCCGCGCCGAAGGCCGCCTCCATGCGCGCCGTGTTGCCAAGAAAATTCTTCCGCAGGAACGGCTGCGCGGCCATCGCGCCACGCCGCACCCGCTTCGCGAAGATCAGCTCGCCGCTCGCGCCGCTATTGGCATAGAACGCCAGCGCCTGCGCCTCGCCGCGCACCGTGCGGCCGCTCATGCGCCGGCCCGTGCGCTTGTTGATCGCCGTGCGCTTCGACTTCTTGCGCACCAGGTCGATCTCGAACGGCTGCACGCCCGTCTCGAAGAACTGGTAATACCACCGGCGCTTATCCGGCCCCACCTGAATGGCTTTCGTGTTGGGTGTGTCGGGCTTCGTCGCGTATTCCGTCACGATGTGCGGGCCCGGCGCATCGGCGCGGATCTGCACCTCCGCCGGCTGAATGCCCTCGTCGAGCGCCTTCTCCAGCGTCGCGCCGCGTGAGGCCTTCGACATGGCGCGCAGCTTCGCGGCGAGCACATCGCCGCCCTCGATCTTCACATCGAAGGCCATGCCCTTGCCGCGCTTCGTTACGCTCGGTTTGCGCTTAGCCATCCACCAGCTCCCGGCACATCAGCACCAGCTCCACGCCGGCCAGGTTGCTCTCCTGCACATACACGATGTCGTAGATGTGGCCCTGCACCGTCACGCGCATCGCCGGCTTGATCCCCGGCGTGTAGCGCAACCGCACCTGCACAGTCACCTCTTCCTGCACCTGTTTGGCTTGCAGGAACTCGCGGCCGCTGATCGGCCGCACTTCCGCCCAGGTGTTGATCACCGGCGTCCACGTCACCACCTCCGCGCCAAAGGTGTCCTTCACGACGCTCTTTTGCTCGATGGTGATGAAGCGATCCAGCTTGCCGGCTTGCATCGTCAGAACTCCCACGCCCGATCGACGCCGATCAGGTCATGCACGCCCAGCGGCAACTGCGCCGGCACGAGGCCGGCACCCATCACCACCTGCTCGCGGTTTTCATACAGATGGCCGGCGATGAGCTTGATGGCGTGAATGAAATTCACCGGCACCAGCGCCCGCGCCGCGCTCACCGTGCCGGCCTGCGCGTTGCTCGCCAGCACATCCGTGAAGCCGGCCACATAGCGAACGCGGATCGCGCCAATGGGCAACAGCAAATCACTCGGCCAGCTCTGCGTCGCCTTCAGCGCAATGCGCCCCGGCGTGCTGGTCGTGTCGACGATGTAGTTGTTGCTGCTGAAGGTGAAATCCACGCCAAGCGCGTCGGTGTATTTGATCGACGTCACCGAGAAGAGAGGCGGCATCGGCAGCTTGATCACGCCGCCAAACGGCCAGCGATCCAGCACCAGCTCGCACTCCGTGCCCATCAGCACGCGCCACGCCACACCCTCGACATACACCCGCGCCGCGGTGATCAGCGACGCCAAATACGTGTCTTCGGTGCTGCCCGTGATGCGGCTGTGCATCTTCATGTCGTCGATGCTCACCGGCTCAAACGCGGGGGATGCAATGCGCCGCCATTCCATCGCTTATCCAGCCTCCCAGAACGCCGGCGCCGCGCTCGGTCGCTTGCTGGCCGTGATCAGATACGGCAGCGCGTAGATGTCGTATCCGAGATCCCCGCGCACCGTTACCATCAGGCGATTGTGCGCCGGCCCCAGCACGTCGATCATGAACGTGCCCGGCATCTTGTCGATGCGCACCTCAGCGCCGGGTGCGTCCCATATGCCGCCATCCTGGTCGATGGTGTGCACAGTGATCACCGCCTGCGCATCCGCGATCCCGACGATCATCACGCCATCCGCGCCGGTCACATCAAACGGAATGCCCGGCGTCACATTCTGCGGGATCGTGCGCTTCTCACTGGCCATCGCTTGCATCAGCTCCCTCGCTGTGGGCCGCTTGTGGCCCGCTCGGTTGCCGCCGTCTCACGACGTGAGCGTTTGCCATCGACGCGCTCGACGACGCCGGCATTCACCAGCGCCTCAGCGGTCGCCTCGTCAATCTCCGCCTCGGTGCCTTCAGGCATCACACTGCCATCCACCACCGTGGCGCGAATGAATTTCACCTTGATCTTCGTCATTTGCGTTTTCGCTTCGGTGTCGCGTCATCCGCCGGCGCATCCGGCGCTGAAGCGGTGGCGGGGGTGTCCACCGCTTCAGCGAGCCCGGCTGCAATCCATGCCTGCGCGGTTGCCGCGTCCACCTCATACGTCTCGCCCTGCTCGAATACTTTCCAGTCGGGCATGACGCACATGGAGACCAGCACCAGCACTTTCATGGATTAGGGATGCGTGCCGTATTGAATCGCTTCCGCCACGCTCAGCTTGTAGACCGTGCGCATGTAGTAGAAGAGATTCACCTGGCCATTGGCCGCGCTCGAATACGGATCGCGCAGCACCACGAGTTGCGGATCTTCGCGCATCTGCATGAAATTGAAGTTGCCGAAGATCAGCGATTTCTTGGTTGTGGCCACGGCCTCCGCGTAGCCCGTGTTGAACACCGGCGAGCCCCACAACTGCGCCTGGCCGCTGGCGCCGATTGCGCCGGCCGGCATCGGCGCAAACTGCCACGCGTTGCCGGCGAGCGAGCGATACGCGCCTTCGGTCGCGCGGCGCATCAGCCAGGCCGTGTTGTCCTGGTAGCCATCCGGCAGCGCATACACCAGCTTCGGGATGTCGGCTGCGGTGGCCGCAGATGCTGAGCCCAGCGCGTTGGTGCTGCCGCTGGCCAGCGCCTCGGTCACAAGCAGCTGGTTGTGCGTCTTCGCCCAGGCGCGCCCCACGTAATTCTCCAAATAGGCCATGACCGCCGCGTCTTCGTCCTGCATCAGCTCATAGGAGAGCGTGAGCTTCTTGGTGTATTTCACCAGGGTGAGCGACTTCTTGGCCAGCACCGGCGCATCGCGGTCGAAGGCGACCGTCTCGCCGGTGCTCACGAATTCGTTGGCCGTGCCGTTGTCGACCACGCTGTCGACCGTCGTGCCCTTGCCCGGCACGCGCTCCACGCCGAGGCGATCCGCCAGCATGCTCTCGTTGCGCTTCGCGATGATGCGATTGTTCAGGCCGGTCGGCACTGTCACGCCGCCATCGGCAGCGGTGCCGATGTTCATGTCGGTGTCGTTGCTGGCGCGCAACTCGCGAGAACGGTCGCCGGTGCGAATGTAGTGCGCCAGGGCGCGCTCTTCGGTGTCGCCGCGCTGCGTCTTGTTGACGGTGGGCAGCTCGATCTTCGGGTCCGGCTTGCCGGCGCGCAGGCCATCGCTCTCATCGAGGGTGGCGCTTTCGGCCTCCAGCTTCTCGGCGCGCGCGATGTCGGCCTTCAGCTCGTCGGCCTGCTTCATCAGGTTGTCGAACGTGGCGCGCGTCTCGGCGGTCTGCTCGCCCTCGGCCACGGCCTTCGCCTGGTCGATCAAGGCCGCGCGCTTTTGCATGAGTTGTTTCTTGTTCATGACTGTCTTAAATCTCCGTTTGTGCTATTCGCACCCTCATGCGCATTTGCGCTTGCGCCGCCTGGCGCTCCGCGTTGCGCTTGTCACCCTCAGAGGGTGGCTGCTCATCATTCACGCCGGCCGCCTGGCCGATGTGCTGATTCCTGAATGCTTCAGCGCGCTGCAGCAGCGCATCGCTGAGGCTGCCGGCGCGCACATTCACTGATGTGCCCGTGTATGCGGGGAACGTCACCGGCGAGACCTCGTAGAGCCGCACCTTGTTCAGCGTGCGATACACCACGTCCTTCTCGCGGTCGTAGCGGAACTCATCCTCGATCACGCTGAAGGCGAAGCTCATCTGGCTCACGTCGCCGCGCTGGATGCTCGCCATCAGGTCACGCGCCCATTGCGCATCGGGAGGCGTGTTCTCAATCCACAGGCCGGTGTTGTCTTCGCGCAGGGTGAGCGTGCCGGCGCCGGTGCGCCCCAGCACATAGTCGGGGTTGTGATTCCACAGCGCGCGAATGTCGCCATCCTTCAGCGAGTCGGCAAACGCGCCCGGCGCGATCTGCTCGCGCATCTCGAAGCCGAAGCCGCCGAGATCCTCGCTCCACTGGTTGAAGACCGCCGCATAGCCGGCGAGCTGCTTGCCGT